TCTCTCCCTTGCTCCAAGCGCTACACTTAGTACACTCGCGTCTAGCACTTGTTGGTGAAATAGATAATGTTCTCCATTCATGCTTGCAGATAAACTGCTTAAGTTTACGTTGTAACCCTGTCATAGTTTATACTCCTTGCTAACGTCAAATGTACAATCAGGGTCATACTCCAAATACCCATTATGTAGTATATGCCTAATTGTTCTAAGTTCGTCTAGCTCTTCTTCGCTATACCCTTTCGCTTCTTCAACATGACAGCATAAAGCACCAAAGGCTTTATAATACTTGTATGCTAGTTTTTGTTTACTATTAAGCATCCCAATTCACAGACACAACAATTTCTGCTGGAGCCTCGTCCGGCATATCTGTTTTCTTGATATAAAGTGTAGGGATAGGGGCATTTGCAGCCTTATCTGCATACACATGAGTGTTCTTTGTTGCTTTACTGTATTCTAGTGTTACTTCAAGCATAGTGTGTTCTTTCCCCTATAAATTGCTGTATATTAGTTTCTACTCGATATCGTTCAAATTCTACGTCAGCTACTTCTACACAAGGTTTGCTTTTCATTCTATTATACAAGTAGTTACTTTGTTCCACAGTTAATTGGTCTACTTCTCGATGAATTTTATGTACAAAATCCTGCATATGACCTTCTAAGTCCTTAGTTTTAATTGCGTCACATTGCATATCTATCACAACGGTGATTACTCGCTTCATTAATGTAATGCCCCCATTAGTTTTAATATTTCGTGTGTCTGCACCGTGTATAACTCTCCGTTATCTGTTGATGTGGAATATAATGTACCTAGACGCAGCAAAGCGTCACTTTCTTCTTCATACATACCTAAGATACTCTGCCCTAAGTCTGCTTCATATTTTAATAAGACGTATACTTGCATTAGTATAAGTCCTCACTAAATAGTATTCCATTAGGGTCTAACTTCTCACGTGGAGTACGTAGACTCTGGGTGTTTGCTAGGACTACCTGCATAGCTTCTTTGCGTGTCAGGAAGTCTCCAAATTGGTTAATAAATCCTTGAGCGTATTCGCCCATTGCTGGCACACAGTTCCATTGATCCCAGAATGCAGCCCTAGTAGACATATCATATTGTGTACGCATTACCTTATCCCAGTGTCGAGCACCAGTTACAATAATACCTTCATACATACAAGCAGCACAAACTACTATCTGCTGTGGCTTTTTAATGCCATTTTCTTCCCAATAATTCATTAATCCCTCACGTTGTGTGATTCTACACGATAAGTAGCACCATCTTTATACTCTGGAGATTGATCTTCTAGGTCTTTAACAGTATCTTCAGCTTCTTCTAGTTGAGTATAAATCCGTACTATCATGTCACCATAACCAACCTTATTTACTAGTACTACGTGTACTTCGTTCATTTAATCCCCATTTGCTTGCGTACTAGTTCAGTATCCCAGTCCATAGATTCAAGACCAAGAGTTTCACTCTCACCGTAACACTGTCCAATAGCATTAACAAAACCAGCAGATACAGGCTCTCTAAATACGCGCTGCCAGTTGCCGTGAGTTTGATTCTTCATCATAGCTAATGCCTCCGCCATAACGTCGTGGTTGACAGAGTTAGGGAAGACAAATATCTCATGTTTATCATTATTATCTACTGTACGAATGTACTTCATTAATTACACTCCTGTATATCGTGTTCAATAGTTATCCTAATTTCTTCTTCGTGTATAAACTCTGTAGCCTGATATTTTTCAGTAGTTTGTATTGTGCGTGTACCCCATAATCGACCAGGAACTTCCTTAGGTACGGTTCTAGTTTTAGGGTATATTCTCTCCAAGTATAAAGATACTTTATCTTCATAATCACGCAGCTGCCAACGCCCGGTTAGGGTAACTTCCCTGTACCAACCAGTGTTGTGATTCCTGGCTGTAACTATTACATTCATTCCTCAAACACCTCAACTACTTCCCAGCGGTCAGAACAACCAATTACAGCGAAGGCTGTCAATAAGATTAATAATTTCTTCATGCTTTCACCTCACAGTTAAACTTAGCACCAATTTCGTCATAGAATACTAACTCGAAAGAATCAAAGGTAGCTTCATATCCAGTTAAGTCTGTACAATCAGCAGGTGGGCAAATGTATGCTTCAATCTTCTGTATAACAGCAGGATCATAGTTATCACTACCACCTCGCCCATGAGGGTATTCATTTATACAATCTACTATTAACTGCATATACTCCTCTAGAATATCTGTGTCGTAAGAAGGAAATAGAGCAACTTCTGTAGTGTATGCATCAGCATCGCCGTGCATGAATGTGACTGTTAACACGAAGGTGTTTAATAGTCTTTTAACTAGTACTTTATCTTTAATAATTACTCGCATTTAGCCTTCCTCAATTTCGTAACCACCGTCGATGTAGTTGTTAGACCACTCAACCCAATATGCATTTAAGTACTCATTCATTTCTTCATCAGATGAGAACTCTTCGTCAATTTCTACAGTTTCTTCATGGTTAGCACCAGCATAACCTATACCTAATGTGAATGTTACTCTCATTTTACTAAACTCTCCCAGTTAATTTATAATATATTATAACACAGTTTCACTAACAAGTCAACGAGAGTTTTTAGCTAACTGAAATACGAACTAAAATATATTAATTTGTATGAATTTTACTAACAAACCCTAGTCCTATTTGAAGAATATCATTGACATTTGGAAAAAAGTATGCTATAATAATTGTATAAATTCAGCAAGATCAAGAAGATGATCGAAGCGGAGGTAAAAAGTTATTGAACAATTTCACGGAAACATATATTTTTTGATGGTTGAAGAGAAATTGTACTATCACTCAAATTACCGCGCTTCGAGGGCATCTTCGTTCGATAGGTCTAATGGGGTATACCTATATTTTAAAAATACCTAAATACTTAATTCTATTATTAAGTATAAACGCTAATAAGGAAACTACTAATATGTTTGAACTAAATTATGATTACGCTAAATGGAAGACCCATTTACAAGACGACTGGAAATTTAAACTTCCTGTACCCGACACTGAAACATTCCTACAACACGCCCTTCAAATACTTTCCTGTATGCCCATACAAAGAAACCCCAACAATGGTTTAATCTCTGCCTCATTAATGGCAGACAATATGCCCGAGTCTATAGACACTGGCAATGGTACAATTACCGGCACCAATCTTAGGAATCTCGTTCTAGTACTTTATTTTACGCCCCGAAGTGGGCTTATTAAGAAGATGGTTTCGAACCCTGAATTGGCTTCTCTGACACCATTAGTATTATATGCTTTTAAACTCTATCACAATATCAATTATGAAGAATGGGATAAAACAGACCCTAAACTTAAGTTCTTTCTAGGTAAGTTCCTAGAATCCATACTTAGTGACAATGCTATTGACCCTCAACTTAGTGTTCAGGAGATAATAGAGTTACGCGGGCATGGACTTACTTACAAGACTGGTAAGAAGGCAGGACAGCAAGCCTCACTAGTAAGTAATAAGATGAACTTTAATGTACTACACGGCAACCTTGTGCCAAAAGTAACTATGTACATGTATCTACAAACGTGGCTAGCTAATGTTAGCTGTCGTAATACTAACTCCATGATACTAGACCCTTTTAATTGGGACAACGTCCCTGAAGCGGTCGACCAAGGTATTGATGTAGATGAACAGTTAAAGAAGGATAGAAAAAAGAAGATCGAGAAAGCTAAGCAATCTCGACCGGAAAGAGAAGACGAATTAGAGTTCTAGTTTAATCTCATCCCTAATAACCTTATCACAAACTTTCAAGATGGTATCGTATTCCCAATGGTCTATGATACCATCTTCTTGTAATAGCTCTTTAGCTTTATAGTTTACACTGGGGCAAGCTGACAACACTGTACGCAGGTTCTTATACATACTAGCGTCTACTTCCCTATTAAGGGTATGGTTTTTATTTACTAGTAGCATAAATACGCCTAAGAACATTAGTACCATTGCGGGCTTCATTCTTTCTCCTGAACTAGTTTAGTGAGCACATCTATCTTTTCATATACAAATATTAAACCTATTATAATTAATAAGTCCATTATTTAGTTACCCCACTTTTCAATAGTTTCAACAGTACCAGCTTAGGAGCCTTTTCCAGGCCTTCAAACTCTTCGAGTTCATAGCCCAATCGCTCCTCAATTCTACGTACCAACTGTTCCTTAGTCTCGGCCTTGCCACCAGTCACCTTGCTAGTTCTAGCTTTAGACTTATAAATCCTCATTTTCGATAGCTTCGCTATAATCGAGCGTTTTGTATTACCCAACTGTTCAGCTAAGTCTAGTACTGCTTCATCCCTTTCTTCTTGCGACGCATCAGTAATATACGTCTTACGCATTAATTCTTCGTCTTTAATTGAATACTTTTGTTTAGCCAATGTCTGGTACTCCTGCTATAACTTTTACGCTACTATTAATGAAATCCCAAATAACCTTTTTAACTGGCATATATAAATCTATTTCGGGGGTTTCAACCTTAATAAATTCGCCCATTCTGGGTACTGAAACTAAGTATCTAGTATATGTGGGTCTGCCCTCAATTTCAATTTCTGTTTTATACACTAGCCCACACTCCTTCACCCATATACATCTCATTAGTATCTAGGTTCATAATTGTAATAACGCCAGCATCGGCATACTCTAAATGATACTGGGATAATTCTTTTACGTCAATAGTTTCAAACTGACTAAATCTTAGTCTATACATTATTTAATTTCTCCTGCAAACTTTAAGGTGGCTTCACATTGAGGACACCAGTATCTTTTAACTTTACCACGTAACAGCTTATTGTGTCTAATAGTGGTAAGTTCCCATTGACCTTTACCATCTGCATCCGCCCATGTTTTATGTGTCCCTAAACAACCGGGAGAACAGGTATAAGCAAACTTACGGTATACTCTTTTCTTCTTAGGCTTAAGTTTTGATGTATCATAAGAGTGGCACCTTTTCGAATCATATACTTTATTCGAAAACGCGCCTAGCTCTAACATGATAGTCTGAAAGTCTACACCATGAGAGTCACGTACTAACTTACCACCCCGCCTTTTAGTTCTATGCTTATAGCCAAGACGTACAAAGTCAACCATATGCGCAACTTCGTGCGGAATAGTACGTAGGAAGTATTCGTCAAAGTTATCAGTAATAAGAGTTTGATTAAAAGCTAGAGTCATACACTTTGACGAATCTGTCGCCAAAGGCGAGTAAAACCTGCCGCCAACGCGACCCATATCTTCAAATTTAACTTCATACACAGGATATTCTAATGCAGCTCTTGCTACAAGGTTAGCTATTTCTGCATAAACTTTATTCTTCTGGGCTTCAGTTAGCAATTTGTGACTACCTCTTAAGTTAAGTTACGTTTAATTTCAATAACTTATTATATCATTTTTCAGGTGGCGTGTCAAGATATATTTTCAGATGCTCAAAGAAGTTACAATAGTGCGAAGTACTTGGATCGGTAAACTTACAGCACTCCAGTAAGTGACACCCACAATACTTCTTAACTAAGCATCCTTCATTCTTCTTTATATTCGATTTCATCTTCCACCAGAGTCGGCAGATCAAATGCCCCTGCCATCATCGCCAAATCCTGCACTAGCTCATCCTTATTATTACCATAAGGTATCATACCCTTTTCAGACATCATACGAATACTGCCGTCATCATTGTAGTATACCTCATTAATCTCAAAACTATCACCTTCAATAGTGGTTCTTTTTACTACTCTGTAATTCCAGCTCATATTTATCTACCCATCCTTTATATACCATACCACCCCAAAATACAACTACTGCAAAATAGGGACTATACAAAATAAGCCATATTCCTGGCATCATACACAACATACACATACCAATAGGTACTAACCAAGATTTCTCAAAGTTTTTAATCATTTATGCACCTCAATACGCGGTGGAGAATATTCTCCACTATCCACCACTTCAAAGAAGGTATAAAATGCAGATAACCCCAGACTTAAACCTATAATAAACCCTACAAAAACCTTTTGAATATTAGACATTCACACACCTTGGGCAATTTACGCACCTGTTATTTGGGCATTGGCCACATTGTAGGTCTTCCTTGATTGTTCCCCAAGCAACGCCTAAGTACATACCTTGCATGTCTACTTGCTTATTACGCAGTAAACTCCTGAACATCTTATCAGGGACGCACAGCTTTTCATTAGTAGTAAATATCATTCTCATTGTAAGGTCTCCAATTGCCCAACTAATTGGTCAATATATTCTTTAATAGCAGGAGATTCATTCTCCTGATAATCCCTATAAAACTTAAGCAGTAAATCTCGTAGACATACGTATTCCCCACCCATACCTCGTTTAGTGAGTATAGCTGCCGCTGTAGACGTCACTTTAATATTCATTCTCTCTCCCATTTTTCACAAGGTAAAACTCTATCATCCATAAAGTCCCACCCAAATTTACAAGTCCAGTCCCTCTCATATGGCACTCGCTCATGGTTCTTACAACTACCACAATCTTTCATGTCTGGATTACGCCAGCATTTCTTTTCGTGAACTTCCGCTGTAGCCTTATCTACTTCTACCCCACAGCAGTAGTCACACTTCCATACTTTAGTAGTCATTGTTTTTATGTTTCCTTTTTCGGTTGTACGCCTTTTTGTTAGGGTCGATACACTGTGCACGATTAAACTTGTGCAGGTTCTTAGCTACCGGATTCTTTCTCTTTGGTTTCATTTTTATACTCCAGTAATACCTCAAATATTGATTGATAACCTAGAGGATGAGGGGAGGATTCCCCATTCTTCCATCTTTGTAGTGTTGGTTTACTAATTTTTAATAACTTACATATAGTTTCTTCATCTATATCCTTAGATATAATTAAAAAACAAGTGTTAAATAGTTTCATTACATAAATACCAAGTGTAATATAGTTACTGGCAAGTAGCACATAATAACTATGTATAATAAGCCACGTAGAAGCATACTCTGCATTAATTCTTTCCTAAACCAAACAAAGGGTACTAGGAAGAATGCTTTAATTCCTGCAATGCCCCAAATACCAAATGCTTGTAGTAGAGGATTAGCCTCTTGAATACCCATACTAAACGCGTTGTACGTGCCTATAACATCAAAGACGTTAAGGGCTACTAAGAACCAAATCCATTTATATTTCATGATCTCAAATACTCATAGGCTGTGAAATACTTATCCAATCTCTTGAAGTCCTTACCTCTTAGACCCTTCATTCTCATAATGTCTGAGTTATGTCTTAGGTCAGCTCTTTTAACCACTACTGCATCTTCGTTCATAGCAATAGCTCTGATATAATCCATATACTCCACACCTTTTTCATGTGTGAGCAATGTTAAAGCAGACACAACTCTAGGAGAAAAGCCTAGGTTAGTCAATATATATGGGGTTGCAGGGGTATCTTCAATAAGATCATGTAGGACTGCAATAATCATTAGTTCGTGGTCTGTTGGGTCAACAGCATTCATTACGTGCAAGCAATGCAAGATGTAAGGATGCCCACCCTTATCAAATTTACCCTCAAAGGCTTCTGCTGCCATTCTAATCGCTTTGTCTAACATTTTGTGCGTTGCTCCTTACTTGGAATAGAGAATACGTCTTGTACCTCAATTATTTTTTGATTTGGTTTTAACAGTAGCTTAGCTATATCTTCGCATACAAAGCGTGTATCTAGTAATTTAAATAGTGTCCAGTCGAATATTGCGTATCTCATTAATCTAACTCCACTCTAGCATTAGGGGCAACCCTTATTGCTTCTATACTTAAAAAGAATTCAGAAGCTTTGTATGCTCTGGTAGCTTCTAGAGCTTCTATAAATGTATGACACTTTTCATAGTGTGTATTACCACTGATGTAAGTTACTAGTAATAAAATATAGTCCATTATTTATCTACTCCTTCAACATGATACATAGAAAAGGTATCCTTTCTTTGGTCACCACGAGGATCACATTGCCCTTCAGTACCAAAAACATCATCTTCTAGTAACCCTGCTAACATAACATCCAACTCAAAACAAAAGGCTAAAGCATACTCGTCGTATTCTGCCATAGCTCGCATGTTATCTAAAACTTTAGTTACCCTATCTTGAACTTTAGACAAATTTGTATTCTCCTAAATAGTTAGTTGTTTCAATTAATATAATAATTATACTCCAATTTGAGTTGATTGTCAACTCATATTTTTTAATACTTTCATTACATGTCAACTCGAAATTGACCACCAAGTTCAAAAAGGTCACCGTATCTACAGATAAACGGGCGGCGGTACGCGAAAATTCCAACTCCAGCCAATTAGCGGCCTTCGCCGCGAGTTAGCCTAAATTAGAGCGATTAGCCCCGGATTTGCCAGAATTACACTGATTTAGAGGAAATATAGACTGATGCCGAGCGCAGCGAGGCTTGACCGCTGGAAAATAAGACTTGACAAATATTTGCGAAATGTGGTATAATATTACATAATGGGAGTACTAGGCCGGGTTCGGCGCAGTTTACTAAATAAAAAAACCACCCATCCCCCTAATGCACGGAGGCCAGGGATGGGCAGTTCAGTGATTGCTGACGCAGTGCGCTTGCGGGGCTGGCAACTCGCCCAAGCTCTCGGTTCCGTAGTGTTATAGTACCCCACCGAGAAAAACACTTATAAAATAGGTCAGTAGGCTCGCCCTGCAGGTATGCCTACCACTTCGATGTATCATTGCACTAGTATTGCGAAGAAGTACCTATTAATTTAGCTAGCCACTGTAGGTTCTGTTTCACACCTGTAGCAGCTAGCTATACCTTTTACCGACCTTCGTCGGCATCCTTTGTTGCTGAGGCAGCGACGATGAAGTCCATCAGTGCCTTAAGATCCTTCTTGCTTGCCTTCGTGAATGAAGTCAGCGATGTGCCTGCCATTGCTTCCAGAGCCTTGACGTACTCTTCCTTAGTGATGCCCTTTGCAGAGCTTGCTGAGGCTTCCTTCGCCTTGTATACCTTTTCTGCTACCAGCTTCGAACGAACTGATGCGACGGTCTGGCCAAGATTAGTAGCCAGCTGCTTTACTACTGCTGTACGTGCGTCGTAGTCACGGTTAATAACCTCGTTATAAACCTTAACCATTTCTGCTACTACTGCTTCTGTATATACTGATTCGGTCATTCCAAAATTCTCCTGATTGGTTAACTAATTAATAAGATACTATTATATATTAAAAATGGGAGAGAGTCAACATGTATTTTCCATTTGGCTACTTAACTTCCTTATTGGCAACATCCTTATTTTTACTTCCTTGTTATGCCAACTCTCTCCCAAAACTCATATACATATTATACAGTAATTCAGCACACATGTCAACACAAATAAAATACTTCTTGACATCGTCCTGGTACTGTGATATAATTTGGCGCGGTGAGACACTTCACTTTCTGACTGGCATGATTGTGTGTATCAAAATCTGATGCAATCAAATATTCTTATAAATAACTCGTTCAAGTACTCGCGCAATCAGCTGCCGTAGCAGCCCATGCGCTGAGTTTGGAACTCGGCGGTAACGCAGATATTTTGAAAATTTTTGATTTCCAGAATTCCGTAGTTTGCGTACTTCTCCGCGTACCCCCAAACAAATAAAATCGTTACTCTACTACTGGCGCGGGAGGCTTAAAAATAATCGTCGTCGTACTACTACTGGCGCGGTAGCGTATTTTTTAAAGCAGAATTAATTACCCCATCAAAAGTAAGTGAATTATTATTACCCACACAAAATGTAGGGTTATTATTTTGCGGGCGTCAGTCCATTATACCATGCGCCCATAGCCGGAGTCAACCAAAACATTCTTATAGGGGCATAAGTAGAATTTGCTTGACACCACCCAATTATACATGGTATAATTGGCGCCCGTAAGTCATTGATTTCATTGAAGTTTTTTCTTCTTAAAAATCAGTGACTTGCAACGCAAAAGCCCCACCAAAAGGCAGGGCTTTTTAACCATTATGAAAGTAAGGGATTAGTCGCTGGTTGTGGATTCCACCTCAGAAACTACGGTTTCTTCCAGCATCTTTTCAGCCGATACCAGATTCAGGCCAGAAAGTTCGACCAATTCAGCCGCTAGAACTTCCTTTTTTGCTGCTGGCTTGCCAGTTACCGCGCTAACCTTTTCCATTGGCACATAAATGCCCATATTAGAAAGTTTTGAACGAATCGACCGCTTATTGTGAGTGGCCGCATATTTTTCGACCAGCATTTCCACAACCGCATCACGCTTTTCCTGACTTTCTTCAGGGATATACAATGCTCGCATTTCAGTTTCTTGCTCTGGGGTATAATTTACAGTTTTAGCCATTTTCTTTAAATCTCCTAAAAGTTAATTTCTGATTTAGGTTTCGCCCTTTGCGATTCCATGTAAAGAATTATACAGAAATTTTCAGAAGGTGTCAACAGTTATTTTCAATATATTGAAAAATAATTTGGCACGATATTTGCCCCTGCAAAAACCATGCCAACAATTTAATTTCCGAAAACGCTTGACACCACCCGATTATATATGATATAATCGGCGCCACTAAGTCATTGATTTCATTGAAGTTTTTCTATCCCTAAATTTCACGCATAAAAAACCCCACTAAAAGAGTGGGGAAGGAGGAATACCTTTTTAAGTGTGGGGTTAATCGTCTGGGATAACCACCGAATCACCTATAATTCGTAGGGTCTTTATTTCTGCAAAATCCCTGAAAGTTATGAGTTTAATCATAACACCATAAACCTTACATTTTATGCGGCTTTCTTTCAGTAACATGGGCGATTCAGCCATAATATCCTCATATTTTGTGCTGGTAATATAATCGGCAATTTGACCATAAACCACACCTTCTATAATGGATTCCGCATCTTCAATATCCAGCAGGAATTTTTTAATATCCACAATTTCCCAGAGGACATTAGTAGTAACCACAATATTTATATCATCTTCCGTTTGTAGTGTTTGGCTACCTAAATCCATTAAAGAAGGTACGGTATTATCTACCAGAACAACCTCAATATAAAAAGGGATTATAAAATGAAAGCCCGTATCAAGTGTACGGTTATATTTTCCTAACCGTAAAACCACACTTTTCTCATAGGTATCCACAACCGTCCAGAATTGAAATAACCCTATAAATTCTAGTATAATATCAATTAATTTATCAAACATGGCTTAACTCCAAATTAAGGTTATTATAATCAGGGTTATTAAAACAAAAAACCCCATAAGAAAACCGGCTGCAAAATCCTGATAATGTTCATGGGGATTATCCCCCATTTTTGCGCCCTTAATAGCCATTACTAATACAATAAGGCTAATTATATCAATGGTTAATAACGTATATAATAAACTTAAAAACATTTTATTTTCCTCAATTGGTTATAGTCCAGTAATTTTACAGGACTATAACCCCAAAGTCAAATTATAATTTGATTATATATCCCTATTAAATTTGCGGTTGAAAAGAATAACTGCAAGAAAAACAGGGAATATTGACCAGTAGCTTTAAAATACCCCACTAAAAATAGGCATGAAAGCAACCCTATAATAAACCCTTCTAAATAAAAGGTAAATGACAGGCATGAAAAACCAATAGCCGCAAGTAAAGAACCTATAAATTGCATGGTCTTTAAACCCCTTGTTTTGAAGGGATATAGTGAGGCGTAGCACCTAAAAATTCGGCTACCGGATATAAATAATCCTTATTATCCTCATAAAAATGTTTTATAGCCGATTTAAATTGCTTTAAATTATTAAGGTATCTCAAACCGGCAATTTTCATATCCGCACCTTTTCTGTGGTCTTTTCTACCGTTGCGGCTAATAACCTTGTCAGGTAATCCCAGAATATTTGTAATGAAATCACGGTCTGCCTTTTCTAAAACTCTGGCAGTAGCAATAACCGTATAAATTTCAGGGTCTTTCAATTGTTCCTGATATTGACTAGCCAAAGGCAACAAGGTATCCAACCCTATTTTTTCTGGGGTACAATTTTCTATCCAGTAGGGCAAATCAATTTTACCATTTGGTAAAACCTTAAATCTATGAAGGGAATCGACTATACATCCATCCATATCATAAATGTGAATTTCTTTTATAGGCATAAATTTTGTTTCCTCTGTTGTTTTATTGTCTGGTAATTTTACAGGAATTAATTGCAGATTGCCAGTTGATTATATTTATGACCCCATAAAAAACTTTTGGTTGACACCACCCAATTATACATGGTATAATTGGCGCCGCTAAGTCATTGATTTATAAGGAGTTTTTATTTGTCAAATTTTAAGCAAAGAAAACCCCAATAACCGTAGTTTTGGGGTGGAAAAGAAAACCCTAGTTTGTCTATGGGAACATATGCCCATCCTTTGTGTGTGGGTTTTGCTTTTATTTACCTCACTTTAAATAAGTTTTTTGCTTGCATAGCTCGCCAATTATACGGGCTAGGGTTTAAATACGTTTCTAATTTTGTGGTTGTTACCAATTTGTTCAAAATCGGCAATTCATAAAACATAATATCCTCAAGTGCCGTATGAGGTTCATCCTCTAAGTCACTGTTTCCTAACACAAAACGCGCCATAATTTCTGCATTAGTTTGGACTGTCATATTCCCATATTTTGTAGGGGCATTAAAACAATGATTTTCTAGCGCAAATTCTAAAAATGATTTTGAATGACCCCATTTTGTATATGAGGCATACCACAAACAGAATGATTTGTCAAACATTGTCAAGTCTATTCCAGTATTAGCACATTTACCCACATCAAATTTAAGGTTATAGGCCGTAAGTATAGGATTATATTGAGCTTTTGCCTTGTCAAGCCAGCGATTAATTGCAGATACGCTTGCAATCATTCGAGTACCCTCACTTACCATACGGTTATATTTTTCGTATCTTTCTGGTAGATTAGCCCTTGCCCATATATTTTCTGTGGAATCATCTCCCATACAAAAAAGAGGGTGATTTTGCATATCCGTAAAAATACCGTTTACAAGTATTGCACATTGACTTAATACCCTACCTTTTCTGTCGGATATAACAGCCGCAAAATCTGCCACTTTATCGTCGTTAGTAGTTTCCGTATCAATAGTAAGGTAAGTAAATTTTTTGCCCATATTTAAAGCCCTTGGTTATGTGAAGGAATAGAAGTATTATACGCCTATGGTTACAAATTGCAAGCATTATTCCTGGCATGATAATTGCCCTTGCAATATCCGTGCCAACTTTCTGGATAGTAGCATATTCAAATTAATTTGTATATATCCCCTATGGGGTATTGACAAGCGCGGGCGGATATGCTATAATTGGCGCCCCCACCTTTTGTAGGGTTATTAAAATAACGTACGAAAAAGCTTGACACCGCCCGATTATACGTGGTATAATCGGCGCCGCTAAGTCGTTGATTTATAAGGAGTTTTTATTTTGAAGTTTTAAAACGAAAAAACCCCTCAATTAAGAGGGGTAAAAAAGAGTAGTCCTGTTCAGTCCTTATGAATATATTATACTGATCTTTTTTAGGGGGCAACTATTTTGAGATATTTTTCAAACAAGCTCGGCTTAAAAGTTTTTCCTTTCCTTCCTCAGTTTGAATAGCCTCAAGAAAAGCAGTGTTAAGTTTTATAAAAGCTGCACGATAATTAATCAGTGCTTGAGTGTGGTTATCACTAAGGCCGTCAGTACGAGCCGCACCATACCAGCTTCTATTTGATCTGCTAACGTGGCGTGTAAATTCATCCGAATAACTGCCATTTATATAACGATCTTGCTGCCAGTGTTCACCGCGCATAACGCTCAAAAACTTATCCAATGCTTCACGGATAAAAGATTGTGACATACCGCGTTTTTCCTCTCGGATAAAAGCAGATTCATTTTTCAGCTCTCTGCGAGCCTGCGCAATAGTACCCGCCCTTGTATTAAGTGATTGTATTGTATTTAATTTTTGATTCATAATGGTTTTGCCCCATTGGTTAAGTTAAAGTGAGTGACTATTTTAAATGAATTCCGTCGTCTTGTCAAGTGATTTTTCATATTTTTGCAATTTAGCCGAAAAAATCTCCATCAAGCCGTATTCAGATAAGGTTCCCTGTCTAGCAAGTCCATGTATAGTATTATACACGCATCTACCCATATTACCAGTCGATTATATTTATACCCCCATAAAAAACTTTTGCTTGACACCACCCAATTATATGTGATATAATTGGCGCCCACAAAAAGTAGGGTTATTATATTTTGGGCAAAACAAAACCCCTGCATGTTGAGGGGATAAAAGTAAAAACCATCACAGGATTCAGCGGCCGCCTCACCTCCAGTTTTTTCGTTTTTGGGGGTCGCGACCCTTATTCCTTATTATATATTATTTTTCCTCAGTTGTCAAACTATTACAGTCGAAAATTGCAGTTTCTTTTTTGGTTGGTCGGAAGTATAAATCATCTTCTGAAATCCAGCGCAAAATTATATAAGGAACATCGGCTACTTGTGCAAACTTTCTCCAACTAAATTTTGTTTGTTTCCAAATAATAGCAAACTCCAAAACCATTTTACCGTTTACATATTTATATCTACCAGTGGTATAAGGATCACCACATTTAATAAAATAAGGATGTCCCTGTAAAAATTCCCAAGTTACCATAAGTTTATCAGGCACTATAACCCCCAAAAGTCAACAGATAAAGATAAAATAATTCCAGTTTCCAGATATTCATTTTCAGCATAAATATAGGGTTCTAAATATACGCCTATAGTATCAGATTCTATCCCGAAAGTCAAATATGTATCGGTATAGTAATACTTATCCGATACCTCTGCTACTGGTGTGAATGTTACACTATAACAGTATAAAGCGCATGTATAAAATAATTCTAGCATTATAATAAACCCCTGTCAACCATTTCATCAATAATTAGGGTTTTATAATAAATAGTATAACTACCCGTATTCAGCATTTTCCACAATTCTTTTGTGGTTGCACATTTAATTTTCATTATTGCATCCCCGCTAAAATGGCAATAGTAGCAAAGATAATAAAAATGATTGAAATGATAATATCTTTTATGATACGCATAATAATACCATCCAGTAACCTAAAAGTCCATGATAGAATACACATAGTTTTAGTAATAGTTTATCCAGCATCATATATATCCCCATCAAAAAGTATGTGCATATCAGGCTTAGTGCCAGAGTCATCAATCCATACTATTTCTATAAAATTGAAATCTCGCATCATATTAGTAATATCTCTAACAGAGCAATAAGCCCCTTGAACTATGTGGAAATCCTTTCCGGAATTCCAGTCGTTCAACATTTCCTGTTTTGTGTTATATTTTCTGCCGTAGGCAGGAATTAATATTATTCTCATATTCTTAGTCCTTATTAATATAAATCTATTATACAGAAATCCACCGGCAATACCAGTCGATTATATTTATACCTCCATAGAAAACTTTTGCTTGACACCACCCGCTTTTATGTGATAAAATCGGCGCGAAAAACTCCTTATATATCAAGGAGTTATAAGCTATTGATTACTCTGAATTATTTACAGTCTGATCAACCTTTACAAATTTTGGGGTTAATTTATTTATTTGTTCGCCCAAAAAAGTACAAACTAAAAATAACCCTACAATATCCCAATAGGGCAAATTATGCCATAATTCCGGAATAAAAGAAAGGTAAATAGGTGTAATATAATTCCAGCAATAATAAAAAGGTATTGCAGTCATTATTGCAAAAGCTACATTAAAAAACACTTTAACAGCCGCTAATATATATTCTAATCCAAACATTTTATTTCTCCTAAGTTAATGAAAAGGGTTCAATATAGTATGCAAATTTCATGCCAAAATGCCAATGTAGAAATTTAAAAGCCACTATAAAAGTGTTTCCTTCTGGGGTAACTAAAACAGAAGGTAATATATTAAATCGGTTACTTTTGTAATAGCATACTTTAAGCAGGGTCATCGAATTCAATCTCCAAAACATAATTATCTAGTAAGTTATCAGAATCACCCATACATTGTGGGCACTGGTCGAAGCGTAGCCCTGTTATTGCATCATATCTATTCACTAGATCAGTACCGTGTTTAATACACACTATATCTAGGGGTATATCAGGATGTGCTGCTAGTCTAGCCGTATTTTTAGTAAGGTAGAATAATTGTTTATCTTCCCTTTCTTTTTTGCGGTTATTATCATGCCTAATCTTGGCAACCTTTAACCTTACTAGCGTCGTGGGAAATTGTACAATCATTACCATGCTTGCCTAATGTCAAACATTAACATATCCGTTTTTTCATTGTGGAAATAGATAACTAAAGCAGGAATAGCCACAAGAATTAAGGTGATTCTGCGAATGAAGGTATTTTTTATATTTGATATTTTCATCATGTAATTTCCTCTAGTTGTTATATAGAAGTATATACCTATTTTCAGATAATGCAAGTGTTTATTTTTATGCCCGTATAGAAATCTTTTGGTTGACACCACCCGATCATACATGGTATAATCGGCGCCAATAACTCCTTATATATCAAGGAGTTATAAGCTATTGATTTATAAGTCATTACCCTCCAGATGGTTAAAAGAATTTTGTGGTTCAAGGTATTGATTAGACCATTGAACCTCCTCTGGATCAATGTCAGCCTCTACCAAAGCCGCAACCGCTGCCTGTTCCGAGCTGAATGAATCCAGAAAGGTTTTCTGGCTCTGGCCTGCCAGCACACTAGAGCGGCCATAGGTACCCCAGCCATATACCACAATATTACCGCTGCCTTTATATTCCAAGGTATAATAATTAAAAGCTACCTTGCCCATGCCACCCTGATAGTATGTTTTTCTAAGCATTTTATTTCTCCTCTGCAATTTTAGTAACGATGCGAACACGACCAGCACCAAACCTTGTTTTAATTATGGTAAAATTACCAGCCCCAAAATTAAACATACATTCACCATTAAGCCATCTGCCCCACATGCGGGATTGTGCCCCATAATTCATTTCGTGAACAGAGTTGATTTTTGTATGGTTTTTCATAATTTGCTTCCTCAGTAAATGTAACCTAATATTAGCATAGTTTTAGCTTATGTCTAATAGAATGTTTTTATACCCACATAGAAAACTCTTGCTTGACGCGGCACGATTATGTGTGGTATAATCGGCGCCCTACAGTCTGTGTGGTTATTACCTCATGCAAGAATCGTGCCAACTTTCGGCGCTTCAACCCCACATTACGTGGGGTTATTGTCCCTCCTTTCTCGTGCCTCAAGCCTACCTAAATCATGTTCCTCTGAATTGCAAGTGCAAGTCTTTAGGTGGTCTTGATATTGTTCAAAGGTAACTAATGTGCGCCCTGCCTTTACAGCCTTACGAATCTCTTCTGTAGAGGTCTGATCTGTGAATATAAATAAATTCACCTTAACAAGCCCCCATCATATCATTAACATCATCCAGAGTCGTTTCCATTGCTTCTGCATCCATGAACTCGTTATGGGCTTCGTAGTCATTACCATCGTATTCGGTGAAACATAGGCTGTCAAATTCTTCGTTTAGCATTTTCTTATTCCTCTATCTGATTAACTTGTAATAATTATAGTCTAGCCTAATGAAGAAAGCAAGCCTAGAAAGAAAGTAAATCCAAGTATAATCCAGCAGTCACGATTAACCTTATCGCTGATCTGGTTTTTAGTAGCTGGGAATATCTCGTTGAATTTTTTTGTGTTCATAATTATTTCCTCGGTTTGTTTATATAAAGTATATATCATAATTATATAATGTCAAGGATTATTTTTGGCACGATAATTGACAGGCAAGAAGCGTGCCAGAATACCCACACAAAAAACAGACTTGAATAACCATACATAGGGGGCGGTTATTAGACCTCGCCACCCCCCTACCTCGCCTAACCCCCCTCCGCGTACGTTATCCAAAGAATTTGGTAACCGGTAGGGTGCTAATAATGGGCGTTATCTCATTAAGGTGTCGGCGATGGTATGTCTCAAAAAAAAATTAAAAAAAATTATTTTAAGTTTTCGAGATTTTTACCTCGAAAGCATAATTATATCATATTACCAGTATAATGTCAACACCCAAATTTCCCAAATTTCCCTAATTACCCCTAACTTCCCACACCCCTTGGTCCTTTTTGAAGAAATTACTTGACAGTGGCAAATTTCTATGATATAATAATAAAATTACTGGAATAATATACTAAGAGGAAACGCTTAATGAGAACAAAATTTACAAGAGCTAATGGCGAAAAAGAACAATTAGATGTAGTAATCGAAATTGCGTTAGCTTTAGGACCAATCTATGAGAGCGCAACCTATAAATATTTTGGTGAAGCTGCGCCCGGAACAGCAACAACTGCTGCTGCTTGGAGAATATCAAGAATGACAATAGCTGACTCCCAAATCCAATGGGTTGATAATGGTAAATTCACACAAGTTTTTGACGTTGAAGCAACCATCGTAGCTCTAACTTACGCATAATGAGTATCCCAAATCACATCAAAGAACATGCCGCATTAGGAACTGATGCCAGCATCGACACACTTATCGAAACACAAAACTATATATCTACTACAACTAAGGCTGAATTAATACAGTCTGGTGAACCTTTTGTGTCCCCTGTAATCCCAACCTTTGTACGAGCAACCACAGCCTCATCTTTTGATTATACAGGCGAACTTTATTACGTAATAGCTGGGGAATTAAGAATTAATGGAACACGTAGAGTACGTAATTACATTGAAGGTAATTCAAGAGATTTAACTGATGCTGCATGGGTGGTAGATCCGGTAGCGGATGGATACATAACATATAACTCAGGTTTTCTTAGATCATTCCTATATACAGATAATGTAGATACTTATGTTACTTTCATGAATGCCGCAATCACAGCACCACTAGCTACATGGGTAGCTTCTTTCGATTATGGATTCCAATATCTAGCAGCTCTAGATATCACTTTAGACGGCGGTACTACATGGACACCAGTTACTACTAATGCAGGTGTAACAAATAGATATAGTTTTACTGCTGAGGTTGAGAACCCTCAATTTGGTTTTAGACTATTATCACCAACTGGTGTTGTAGACGCTAGCATACAAGTTGCTAACGTACAATTAGAACGTAATGGAACTGTAGCTTCAGAATATGTATCTGTAGGTCTGGAAAGTGCACCGTATTATCATGGAGTATATGTTGATGGTATTGAACATTTTGCTTATGAACACGCAAACACAGTAGGTGGTGATAATATCATGACTGATGCTGAGGGTGCAACTATTGATACAAACCCTGTAACTCTGTTAGAAGCAACAACTACTAATACATTATTACATAGTGGGGATATGACTAATGGTGTTTGGACTACAACTGATACAGCCACAACAGAAGCTGGTGGTATTACAACACCGGATGGCGGATTAGACGGTTCTGTTAAGATAACTTTTGGCAGCACAAACTCATCCAGACTTACACAAACAGGAGCAGTAGAACACTCCCAGCCTCATGGGTCTGTTTGGCTAAAGGCGGATACTGAAACTACAGTAAGAATTCATTGCAGACTTACACAAGCGGATACACAAGCACTAACTGTCACAGTAACAACAGAATGGCAACGCTTCCTTGTTGATTCAATAGTTGGTGATGAATTTGTAATTATAAATAATGCTGCAGGGGGCAGTTCTCCTGTATACGCTTGGGGTGCACAATTAACCGAAGGTGAAGGGTTACCAGTTAACCATCTTGCGTATATCCCAACCACAACAGCCGCTGTTGTAAAAGATGCAGATGTATATAGCTACCCGGATGGTGCAATTACTTCTAACGCTAAAGGATTCTCTTTAGTACTAGATATACAAGTTAAATCCGATGCAGAACAAGATGAAGCGGCTTTAATTACACTAACTGCTGCTAGTACTGACGAAATAGCTATAGCTATAGACACTAATGGCGCAGATTATAGTTATATTAAAATTAATGGGTTTAAACCAATTACTGGAGATACCCAGCTTATTGCTGATGAAACAACAAGATTTGGGTTTACTATGGATCATAAAGGGTACATATCTACCTATAGAAATGGATTACTTTTAGGTGGCTTGCAATTTGCGGCAGATATTTCTAATCAAGCATTTGACATAGTTTTTGGTAGTACTGGATCTGTAGCTTATGCTAATTTAGCAGTTTACGACTTAGCGTGGCCTGAATCTAAAATGTTAAGTCTTACAAAACTATAATGTTAGATAAAATCACAATTAAACAACTACTTAGTGTACTAACCGTAATTGGTATGATAGTTACTGGTGGTGGTTGGACATTCGCTCTATGGGCTGCTGAACAAAAGTTCGTTACACATGAAAGTATGAATGAATACTTTCAGGAACAAAGAGTCCAGACTTTAGATGATAAGATATTTGAAATAGAACTTATTCCGGAAGTTGAGCGCTCTCAGCGCCAGAAAGCCATTTTAGAAAAACATAAAAGGGAACATACAAAGTTACTTAAGGAGATTAATAAATGAAGAAGTATTTATTACTAATTGCATTACTACTACCATTAACAATGACGTTTGGCGCTATTAAGACAGAATTTAATTGGACTGCACCATTAACAAATGAAGATGGTACACCATTAATAGATTTAGTAGGTTTTAAGTTCTATTGTGGAACTAACTCAGGGGCTTACACAACAAGTTCAGTTATACCAGACGCAGCAGCAACTAGTGTATTAATAGCAGATATTGTACCAGAAGATGGACAAGCGTATTATTGCGCAGCTGTTGCATATAATACATATAATATAGAATCCGTATATTCTAATGAAGTATATATAGGAACTTTAATAAACGGAGCAATAGATATCAAAGTCCCGGTTGCTCCATTCGCTCTAGGGATACAATAAGGGAGATAGCAATAAATGTTAACAATAAATGATTTTTACCGCGGAGACACTAAAGAGTACACTATAACAGTTACTGATTCAGCGGGTACACCGCAAAATATAGGTGCTTGGGAATTATTTATTACATTTAAAGTTAGTAAGACAGATGATGATGTAGACGCAGCTTTACAAGTACAATATTCCGTACCTACAGGTACACCAGCAACTGAAGGAATTACTACACTAACAGTTACTGCCGCGCAGACAGCTGAACTGGCAGTAGGTTCTTACTACTATGATATACAGAGAGTTATATCAACTTCAGATGTTGAAACTATAGCTTACGGAAAAGTTAAAGTACTTCAAGATATAACTATAGATATAGCATAATGTCACGTCAACCCTTAAACTTAGGATCAGCTCCTGATGCTGGCGATGGCGATGATCTTAGAGCTGCATGTGACAAAATTAATGATAATTTTATAGAACTATATAGTGATAAATTTGATAAATCAGGTGGAGTATTATCAGGAAGTATTACGTTAGCAGATGTAGTAGATTCTTTACTAACTGGAGAGTACCCCTTACAGATGATGTCTGGAGTACGAGAAATAGGACATAGCGTTGAAGACGCATATATATTTGATACAGTAAATACCTTAAATAATGATAAATCTACATTATTTGCATTTAAAAATAATGGGGTAGACCTATTAAAAGGTGAATTCGTTGATGTAGCCAATTTAGGGTGGTATACTGCTAAGGGTATAAGCATACCAGATAGTTTAGTTATAGGTGAAGCTAGCCTTGCTACTACTGCACTAGGTTATGGATTACCATTACTAAATGCAGAAAGTACAACTGAATCACCATTAGGTACAACACCGTATGGGGCATTACAATTTACAACTAATATAAACGCTGGAGCGGCTGGGGTACCTGCCGGAGTATACGGAACAGTAAATATAGATGGATCAGCAAATAATGTTGCACCAAGCGTTATGGTTGCGGAACTAACAAGTTCTAGCCCATTTGATTTATTTGATGCACCAGAAACAGATTTAAGACACCCTTCGTGTTTTAAAGCAATAATTGCTTCTACTATTACTGCTGGTACCTTAAATAAAATATCAGGATATAGTGTACCTACAACAGATACATTATATGGTACTACACCAACAGATATATATGGTTTTTCTTGTGGTAATATAGGCAGTTCAGCACCGGTTAATGCATATGCATTTTATACTAAAGGAATATCTGGAGCCACAAACAATCATGCAATAGTACTTGAAAATACTGGTAAAGGAGCAGGAATTACTTTTGGTCTTAATAAGGAAGATTCAATATATAACAATGGAACGGACCTAGAGTTTTCAACATTAAGAACTATTGATTTTGCTACTATGAGTACTTCAACAATTACAACAGAAACACCAACGGATTACATAACTATAAAGGTAGGAGGAATACCAGTTAAGCTGGCAATTGTATCATAATGGCATATAATTTACCATCAACAGAACAACTAGTAACTAATTTAATGTTTCCTGCAGAAGTAGCCCCATATATTGAGGCGGCATATGAAGCAGAGAAGTTAAGTACTGAAACTATGGATGAATTCCTGGCTAGAAAGCTGGAACAAGTAATAGTAAATGAGTATATACGTATAATCATACAGGATTTAACAGAAGCTAAAAAACAAGAAATGGATGTAGAGCGTACTAGAATGGGCACAGATTTAACCACCATCATCAGTAGGACTAATAGAGGTAATCCTAATAGAGGTAATCCTAATAGAGGTTAAATCTAATGCTAACTATAGACAGAACAATATTTACAATTGACCAAACTTGCATTACAATAGATGGTTTAGTAACTTGTCCTGGGAAAGTTATTCCTAATGTGGAAATCGCATTACAAGAATATACTTACTTATACGCAATGATAGAGCCTACTGTATCATATATATTGGATGAAATCATGTACAATTACACATTATCAGAAACACCTTATATGTATGATATACAAAATATAACGTATACATATACGATAGAAAATATAACATATACGTATAACTTAAATGAAACACCTTATGTATATACACTAGTGGAGGATTAATGACAACGGAACTTTTAGATCCAGATGAAGCTTATACAATGCCTCCCGAAATGGTGGCCGTTGCCACAATGTTTTTAGAAACTAACGACATTGATGAAACCGCAACAGCTCTAGGGATTGAAAAGAATAAGGTTATTGCTCTACTTAATAATAAAGAAGTTAAACGTTTTATTGATACTGTATTCTTGGAACAAGGATATTTCAATAGATCAAAGATCAGCAGTGTAATGACTGAGATGATAGATAAAAAACTTCTAGAATTAGAAGAAGCTGAAATAGGAAGTAATAAGGATATAGCAGATTTAATGGTAATAGCTCATAAGATGCGCATGGACGAAATAAAGGCAATGCAAGCAGAAAATAAAACTTCTGCACCGGGTACTGTTAACAATACACAGATTAATGGTGCTAGTTTCGGAAACAATTACAATGATCTGCTAGGGAAACTAGTAAACGATGGAAGTAAGTAGAGAATATATTAGCACAACAGAGTTAACACCGTATACACAGGAAGAAAGATTCTTAAAACTACCTATTAAGAAATATTTAGACTTAATAGATATTGAGCCAATTGCTCCACAAGTGGCACTAATCAATGCGATTCAAAATCCTGTAATACGATTTGTTACAGCAGTACTTAGTAGACGTACTGGTAAGAGTTATATTAGTAATATAATTGGTCACTTAGTAACTTTAGTACCTGGTAGTCAGATACTTATTATTGCACCAAATTATAGTCTTTCAGCAATTAGCTGGGATTTACAATTAAACTTAATTAAAATATTTGATATAGAAATAGTAAAGAAGAACGCAAAAGATAAAGTTATAGAATTAGCTAATGGTTCTGTTATACGTATGGGTTCTGTATCACAAGCGGATAGTGTAGTTGGGAGAAGTTATGACCTTATTTTATTTGATGAAGCAGCTCTTAATGATGATGGTGCAGATGTATTTAACATACAGTTGCAACCAACATTGGATAAGCCAAATTCTAAAGCTATATTTATTAGTACACCCCGTGGTAAAAACTGGTTTTATGATTTTTACAAGCGCGGATTTGATGAAAACTTCCCTGAATGGGCATCTATCAAAAGTACGTGGAAAGATAACCCCCGCGTAGACGTATCTATTATTGAGCAAGCTAGACGCTCAATGAGCAAAGCCGAGTTCGGGCAAGAGTATGAATGTGATTTCATTGCTTTAGAAGGACAGATTTACGAATTAAAGAAACAAAATATCATCGAAGTAAAACCCGAAGATATACGAACATTGGATGTAGTAGCGGGACTCGACTTAGGATTTAGAGACCCAACGGCAATGGTAGTATTATTAACAGATGGGCGTGATTATTACGTCGTAGCTGACTACCTAGAAAACGGAAAATCTACTTCTCAGTATGCTGAAAAGATACAAGAGAAAATAGACGACTGGAATATAGATTTTATATATATAGATAGTGCAGCTGCACAAACAAAATATGATTTAGCCTATGATTACGATATTAGCTGTACTAATGCTAATAAATCACGATTAGACGGTATAGGTTATGTTTGTTCACTTATAGATAACGATAGACTATTTGTGGACTCTAAGTGTCAGCACGTATTAGATTGTTTAGATAATTACAGATGGGATGATAAAGCAGGCTTACTTAACGAACGCCCACGCCACGATGAGTATTCTCATATAGCGGATGCATTGCGTTACGCTCTTTACACCCATTCATATAACGTGGATAGTATACTAGAATGAAAAACAAAGAATATGAGGGTGAAGAAAGAAGAGTAAGAACAGATTGGCACCAGACTAAAAATGTCTCTATAACTATAATAGTTTTATTGCTGACAAATATAGTTTCAACAGTTTGGTGGGCAGCAACCCTTACTGGTGACGTTGATAGAATAATGAAAAAACCGGAATTAGTCGAACGAGTAATACGGCTAGAGGCAATTACTGAAGCTCATAACTTATATTTATCTAGGTTATCACATACATTAGATAAAGTAGACGCCAACATGGATAGAATAGATAAAGAACAAGCTCGTAGAGCCAGTATAGTAAATGCGGCCGAAGCCTATATGGGAAAGTAAATGACAGACTTAAAAAGGGACGAAATAAAGTACGTAAGGGATTTTGCTAAAAGTACTTATAAGAAAGATACACAGTGCTACATTTGCGGAACTGAGGAAGAATTACAGTTCCATCACTTTTATACTATGACATTGCTTTGGAAGAAATGGAAGCAAGAGAAGGGGGTGATCATCTGCTGCGTTGATGATATACTTAAACACCGCGAGGTATTTAAAGTAGACCATCATGAAGAAATTTACAATCAAACAGTTACTTTATGTAAGGAACATCATATGAATAAACTACATAAAGTATATGGTAAAACACCTTCTTTGGCAACAGGACCTAAACAAGCTAGGTGGTGTGATAAACAAAGAGTTAAGATACTGGGGGAATAAATGACAGAAGTAGTCGAAGATTCTACAGAAGACAAAGAAGTAGAGATTGTTGTTCCACCAGAGGTGGAAGATGTAGAAGTAGAAAACTATACAGAGTATGAGTTTGAAGAACCAGTAGCTACTATAGATACCTGGAGTATTTCTTTTGATTATGCAATATCAGAAGAGTACTTCTGGGTATTTAAAAACGAAGAAGAAGTACCAGTTACTTTCACAGAATTTAAACTAAGTGCCACAACAGGTGGGGCTAGAAATAGTACAGTAACAATACATAGAATAGCTGGTGATTTAATCACTGAGAGTAGAAAGAGTACTACACCAGTTTGTATAAGTACTGAAGATAAAGAATTAAATACAGAAGCATTTATAGCAGCAAACATATTAAATGTAGAAGATAAAGGGCAACTTGATAGACTAGATATAGGTCAAGCTTTTAAAACACAAACAATACATACTAATATAACAGTACAGCCAGGTAGTAGTATAGCTCTTAAGTGGCATTCAAAGTTTGGCGCAGTTGCTGGGACTATTATAGTGCAAAAGGAATCTTATGACAGTAGTATTACAACCAGCG